CAGACGGCACCACAAATAGCTAGAGAGTTGCGTAATGTTTTTGATTACAAAATTCCAATCAAATTAAAGAAATTGCCAAATGGTAAACCACGTATTAGTGATTCTAATCTACAACAGTTCTATTTAAAGTTTGCTCAAAGACTTAGTATGGCTGATATGCCAGATCGAGATCAATTTGCTGTTGCATTAGGTCGTGATCTACACAATCTAGCCAACTTCAATGGTAGTAGAAAGGAATGGTATAATACTGGAATGAAAATTCTTGAAGCAAAGAATGTAAGTAAGTTCTTTGAAGTTGAGACATTTGGTGTTCAAAAAAGACGTATGAAAAGCCGTTTAAGCAATCAGCTATTCGGTCCTTATTATGACACCTTATCATATAATATACGTGTTACTGACCCTCGTGTACAAGAGTATGCGCAGCTCACAAGGAAGGTGGATGTCGGCCTACGTGTCGGTGTTACAACGGATAAGAATAAGCTAGTATTCCGCGAGGGTTATAAAACGTATTTTATTGATAATGGTGTCTTTGGTTTAGAAGATACTCGAATGCCTATTACATCAACTAATAGTTTTGGGGATTTTCCTGAAGCCTTGGTTGATAAGAATTTAGCTGATGCATTAAACTGGGCCTCTAAATCCAAGTATAAAATAGATGATGATTTCTACGATTTCACTCAGAAGCTTTTATATTTCGAGGATGATAGGGGTAACGCTAAAAAGTATAATGAACTCAATGAGTATAAACATTATATCTCTTCTAGAGGAGACGCTTATGAACGCTTCAAATCGATGGCCTGGCTCAGATCAAAAGGCACTAGTTTTAGTAATCACGCTTTTGTTGACCATCGTGCCCGTATTTACGATCGTGGTCTTATCAGTCCTCAGAGCGGCGAGTCTTTTAGACCCTTCCTCAATACCGAACAGTCCAAAATACTTGGAGAATCAGGATACAGAAACTTCCGAGACCAAATAGGTGCCTTTATGGGCGGCCTTAATGATACCTTCGAAGGGCGATATAATTCTCTATCATTTACAGGTAGACAAAAGATTGCTGATAAGTTATGGCCTGATTTAGTTGATCTCGGTAATAAAATGTTACGTGGGAAGCCTAATGATATTCGTGCTATATTAGAATCTGAGATGGTACAACTAGTTGAAGGCGAAGAGCTTGGTAAATTTATGAGATTTGCTATGGAAGCAGCTAAGATAGATAATCATCTTAAAGCCGGTGGCACAATGGCTGATTATAAGACAGCTCTGGCTCTGGAACAAGATGCTTCATCATCTGGTGCTCAGATTATTGCATTAACAACTAAAAACAAACAATTAGCAGAATTATCTAATGTTGTACCCACAAGTCAGAAACGTAGACTATATGATGAGATCGCTGCAGCTACATATAATGACCCTCGGTTTAAGGTGCTTAATCAAAAGTTAGGCCTAAATGAGAAAGATTTACGTAAAGCCGCTAAAGCTCAGAATATGGTAACGTTCTATGGCGCTGGTGAAAGAACTGGAATTCTTAATGTAGAAGGAAAGCTCGCAAAGATCTTGGAAAAACAAGGTAACACATTAGTTGTAAAGGCAAGTGATCGTGATACCGTATTAAGTGAGATCTCAGCTAGAGCTGCCAGGTATGAGAAGTTTGACCCCGAAACCGCTGACGAATTAAAACAACTCAGACAAAATGTTCGTGACATATTTAATAAAGGTCAAGATCCAGGTGATGACATAATGGAGGCATTATATTTTCTAGACCCTAAAACGAAAGATCTAGTTGAAAAGATGTCACATCAATATGATAGAGTTGTTACACCAGCTGACTTCCAAGCTATAGCTAAACTTATGTCTGAACATTTAGGTGAGCAGGTCCCTATCCTCAAAGACTTTACTAAATTCTTTGGCAGATTGGCAGAAGATTTCCTTAAGAACGCTAAACCTTCACAATCTAAATTAGATTGGGTTAGTGTTATTAAGACAGGTGTATTGGGTGTTAAAGGTAAAGGTTATACATTACCCGATAGGGTGAGTGAAATTCTAGGTATCAAAGCTGGTGAGTCTGTATCTGAGAAATTCCTTAAAAGATTTGATGGTTGGAAACCTGATGGTAGCTTAGCTGATCTTATCTATGGTGTTAAGGCACCTGACGATAGGCGTACAGGCTTTAAAGTTATGAAGATTGAACCGATTGAAAAGTTGGTAATATCTAAAGGGTTCGAAGTATTCACAGCAAATAAGCTACCTAAAGCTTGGACAAATGTTCCATGGGTTAATTTTGATGGTAAGATTATTGAACAGAACTTTACTCAATCTTTTGAAGAACGTTTAGCATATAAAGATAAAGATGGTAATTGGGTTAATAACGTATTACAAATAGCTCAGAAAACAGAATCTACTTGGTGGGAACAAACAGTAAATGCAGAAGGTAAGATCAATGATATTGCAGACGCAACCAAAGCAAGGACAGCCTTTGCAGTTAACGGCAATCATTCAAATGATGCCACACTTGTCAAGAACTTCCATTTATGGGGGAGAAAAAATAATGTTGCAACATCAACCATTCATGACGCCTTTTTCGCTAACGCCGCAGATATGCTCGAAGCACGGGATGGTATTAGGAACTTGTATGCAAGCACATTAGATGCTACTCCTGTTAAAACAACATTAGATGAAATGTTGAATAGAGGTTTACCTCAAGAATTATATGACAAATACTTAGAAGAAGCGATTGACAAAGGATTAATACCGGTGGAGGGTGTATCTGTTGTCGGTGGTAAAGTATTAAAGAAATCGGATATCCTTACTAAAAAGGATATACTCTCACCTATCCCTGATCCGACTAAATTCGCGGATGATTGGGGATTTTATGGAATCGGCTAATGGCAGAAATTAAAAGTTGTACGTGCAAACATGAAGCACAAGATAAACTACATGGTAAACAAATGCGTGTAATGAATCCCGACCAAAAGAAAGGTTTTACATGCACCGTATGCGGAGCGAAATACAAATGAATTTTAGCCATGCATTAGATATGCTCAAATCAGATCACAGATTAGCACGCGGAAATTGGAATGGAAAAGATATGTATGTCAAGCTAGTTAAGGCACATGACTTTGAACATGCTGAGTTGTGTTCATATTTCGTTATTAAAAATGTTAAAAACTCATTTAATACATGGGGACCTTCAATTTCTGATTTATTAGCAGATGATTGGGTATTGGTTAATTGGTAAATTTTAATGTCAAGGGTTAGAGCCTTCTGGACTCCAAACTGGAAGCTCTGGTCTTTGACGTTATCTTAACCCCGTTAAATTAACCCCTTCCGCCCTCCCCCCAATATATAATTATTAGTAGTTAATCCCTCTCTTTATCCCCTCCCTAATCATTAACCCTAAGGGGTATCTAAGGGTAAAGTATAAAGGGTACTCTCATTATAACATTAGTAAACCCCGTTAAATTAACCCTAAATTTAATTTTTAAATATTCCAAGGTATAGATTGTATCTGTACTTAATAACGAGTTGTACTCAAAGGAAATAACAAATGTCTACAGAAACCACAGATGAAAATAACGAAACCCCTGCTCCTACTCCGGATCCTATTACTCCCACTCCTCCTGTGGATGCGATCGAGAAGAAAATCCAAGATGCTTTACAACCAATCAAATCAAATCTAGACAAAGCTTATGCTGAAAGAGATGCCGCGATTAAGAAAGCAGCTGAGTATGAACAGAAAGAGAAAGAAGCTGAATTAAAAAGACTACAAGATGATGGTAAATATAAAGAAGCTTATGAACTTCAATTAGCCGAAGCCAATGCAAAAGTGGAAGTGCTAGTGAAACGCAACTTAGAGCTTGCCAGAGACGCCGAAATTAAATCCGCTCTCTCAAGTTATGTGTTTAGAAGTGATAAAGCCTTAGATATGGCTTATATGGATATAGCCAGTCAATTAGTTCAAAATGAGCTAGGCGTCTGGACACACAAGAGTGGAACCGATTTAAGAACCTTTGTTAAACAATTTTCTGAATTAGAAGATAATTCATTTCTCTTTAAACCAAAAGTATCAACTGGTGGTGGAACGTCAGGCGCTCACAGTACAGCTCCTTCTGATAATGCTAACAAATCATTGTTTAAACTATCGCAGGAAGAAGTATTAAAACGTGCCGCTGAAGGAACTCTTCGGCGCTAAATAACTCTAAGGAATAACAATGGCCGCAACAAGTACAACCTATACCTCTGGTCAAGCCGGTGGTACAAACAATTATGTATTACAAGAAGCATTAGGCGCATACAGCGACGAAGCTTATACTAACGCAAAGAAATTATCAAGCACAGGTATTACTTCAAGTAATCCACAAATCGATACCACAACTGAAACCTTTATTGGTCAGATGCGTTGGTTGAAACCTTTAAACCCACAAGTTAACGTTGCATCTTTAACTGATGCTACTGACGGTGTCAAAACTAACTTTGCTTCAGAATTCAGTACTTACATTAAAACTGTTCGTACACATGGCGCTGAAAAAGTAAACATGACACAAGTAGTAACTCAAATGGACGGTCTTGCTAAGATCGGTCGTGATTTCGGTGAAACTCGTGCGCAAGATGAACATGATGCTATTCTTTCTGTATTGAAAGGTGTAGCTATCTCTGAAGTACTTAATGGTACTGCGACAGGTTCAGGCGCAACAGGCTTAGGTGGTCAAACATTTGACAATGAACCAACTAGTTTACGTCACGGCTTCTATGTTGATTTAGGCGGTGCTAAACCAGTTATCGCTGCAACTGCAGCTGTACAAGGTGCTGCTAGAGCAGAAGGTTTCTTAAATGCTTTCGGTATGGCATTCAAAGATTATGAACCAGATTGGGCGTACTTAGTTGTATCTCCTGAAACTATGGCTTCTTTCCGTTCAGCTAACTTTGTTGATGAAACAACTATCGTTGATGGTAATGTTACTTTTAACACTATCTTTAATGGTAAATTCCGTTTAATCACTACACGTGCTGCACAATCATTATCAACCGCTGAATTAACTATGCTTAATTCTGGTGCCGGTGTTGATTTGAATGCATCTTCAACTAAAACTTCTTTCATCGTACTCCCTGGTTCAATCGCTATGGAGTCATTGATGGTCCCCGATGCAACTGAAGTTCATCGTGATGCCAACAAATACAAAGGTGGCGGTACTACTTCTATCTGGTCACGGTGGGGTTATGTATTAGCTCCTGCAGGCTATAACTGGAATGGCGCTGTAACTGAATTTCCATCTAACGCAGGCTATATGGGTGTTGTTGAAGGCGGCGTTTCTAAAGCTCTTACAACTGCAACTACT